CAGATGAACTTAAAGCATCTACAAACCGCTACGTGTTGACTACCTTTAGTAAGAACCCTGCCCTATACAGCTCTGCTTCAGTGTTTGGTCGTGCTGCCTCTGTAAACTTCTCAGGCACTGGCACAACCCTTACACTTAACTTGAAACAAATGACTGGTATTACTGCGGAAGATTTGACTCCTGCTGAATATGCTAACATGAAATCTCGTTATGTTTCTGCTGTAGTGCAAATTGGTAAAACTGTTAATGCGTACACAGACTCACGAATGGCTTCTGGCTCTTGGTTAGACACTACTCATGGTTTGTTGTGGTTGGAAAACCGCTGTGAAGTTGACTTGTTTAACTTGCTATACCAAACTACTACCAAAGTACCGTTTACTCAAGCTGGTATTAACACAGTTGTTGCTGTACTTGATCGTAGCTTACAAGCTGCGGTACGTAATGGTTTGTGTGGCCCAGGCTTCTTGCCAGATGGCAGGTACTTACCTGAAGGTTATGAGATTATAGCTCCTGCTCTTGGTGATATTCCATCAGGTGACAAGGGTAACCGTATCCTACAAGGTATCACCTTTAACATGGTTGGTGCTGGTGCACTACATGAAGTACTTGTTTCAGGTAACTTCGCAGAGTAATAAACAGGCTCCTCATAAAATGGGGAGTCACTATTGAGGGTACAATATGTATCAGTACAGTTTTGCAAACGTAGACCTTATTCTGGAAGTTCCAGATGCAACAGGCACCTACCAGACAGTTGATGTACAAGGCTTTGCCACTGGCGAAAACCTAATCAACGTTATGCGTAGAGCACCAGTTGCATCTACTCAGTTCGGCGCATATGGTGACATGGTAGTATCCATGCAACGTATTCGTGCGGGTGACTTAACATTCCCAGTGCTTATGAACGCACCTGAGAATAAGATCCTACAAGATTATGCCAACTACTTCCAAGCCCAAGCAGATGCTGATGGTGCTTTGATTTACCCTATACAGGGAAAGTTGCGTGATAATATGGGCAACGACGAGTCTTCCATGTCTAATGGTGTGATCTTAGCAATGCCTGCTATGTCTCGTGGACAAACCATGAACACACTTACTTGGGTAATTACCTTTGAGCGTGTAGTATTTAAACGTGGTGATGGCAACGATGCCGCAAACTTTGGTGTATAAATAAAATAAAGCCTTACCTTACTTGGTAAGGCTTTTAACTTTAAAGAGAACCTAGTATGTCTGACTATAAAGCAACACTTAAAGATGGTAGAGCTATCTTTATCCCAGCTTGGCCTGTAGATGTGGCCCTGGAAAACTTATCCTTAGCTGGAAAGCAGTTAGGAACAGAAAACATTATCAACATTTCCTCATTAAATATCCCTGCTGTGATAGTTGCAGTTATGGGTGCAGAAGATCCCAAGCAGTCTGCTGGACTAATTAAACACTTCTTATGCACAGTGCGTATGGATGGGGAAAAGATTTTGCCTGAGACAATTAACAAAATGTTCTCTGGTGATTTATCCGCTGTAGCAGAATTATTTGCACATGTTATACATTCGCAGTACGCAAGTTTTTTCGAATCAGGTTTAGCAAAGGCCAACTCCCAAGACAGTTAGTGTCTGGTGATGGGCCAACTACCCTGCCCATTGATTACAATGATGTATACCCAGAGCTTAATGGGTATCTCGTCAGACCCTTGTTAGTAAACCCTCCCTTATGTTCCCTAAAAGAGCTTAAGGATGGTACGTACACAATCTATGATCTAGAAATGATGCACCAGATCATTGAAATTAACCAACACATGAAACCAACTCAGCCTACTTAGGTTCTGAGGATGCTTAGGAGGCTTACGGTGAGTGATGACATTACAGGTGCTACGCCTGCACAACAGAAGACTATTGACACCTTACGCGCTGCCCTAAGCATGAACCTCCAACCTGCAAAGAGAAGACAGGTTGGAGAGGCGTTAAACAAACTAATAAACAATATAGGAGCAGTCCCAGAAGCAGTAGGCGCAGGCAGTACTATGTCTATGGCCAGTGGCGGGACTGCTTATGATAATAATGGCTTCCAACAAGAAGCTACAGCTAACTTAGATGGAACTGTCTCACTAGATCATGAACTTGGTATGGCCACAGGTGCCGATATACAAGAAGCCAGATTCAAATCTATGGACTACTCTGTTCAAGCTTCTATGTTAGCAAACCTAAATGGCCAAATAGATAATGGCATCTCTGGTATGGCTGCTCGGGAAGAGATGCAGGAAGTAACAGGTGAAAGTCCTTCTCAATTTGCTAGAAGATTTAGTATTCCTGAAGGTGCTGCTGCTGGAGAAGTCTACCAAGTCAGTCCAACAACTGGTGCATACACCAGACACATGTCAGGAAGTGCACTACCTGGGGCTGGTACTGAGAGTGCTCGTACAGCTTTATCTATGCAAAAGAAAGCTGGCGAGTACATGGACATTGGCCCAGGAGGTAGACTGCTTAGTCAGAATGTTACTGGTGAAAGCGAAGAAGCTTACCGTGAAAAGTTACAAGATGCATACTCCCGTGTTGGAGAATATGCTGACATGTACTTTACCAAAGCAGCAAAGGCTGGCCCACTATACGCTCAACGTAGAGAGCAACTTACTGGCGAACTGGTAAGCCACCTGTTGGATGGACAATCAAGCTGGAAGAGTGATATGGCCTTGCCGCTACCTAGCGAGCTGAGTACTGAAGGTCTTACCGTAAACCAAGCAGTTGGCTTCCGTATGGGTGGAGCTGGTGGTACTTCCCCTTATAACTATATGACTCACGATGCTGCAACTGAAGCTCTTAAGGCAAGAGGCAGTAGTGTAACTGGACAACAACAACAAGACTTAGTAAGTGCTGGCCCAAGTTTGCAGAAGACTTTGCAGAAACAAGCACTTGCAGGCTTTCAAGATTGGGACATGTTCTTGGATGATGTCAAAGAGGTTAGAGAAACCTTAAGAGCAGATGGCTTATCTACTCGTGATGAATACCGTGGCAACAAAACAAGAATACTTGGTCTGGATAACGTGGATGGAGAACAGGCAGATTTTTACCAGAACGTAAATGATGTCATGTTAAGTACAAGTGGCATAGAAGATTATGCTGGTACGTCTGTAAGTGATCGAGATAGTATGTACGGTAGGGCAGAATCAAACCTCACGGACATGATAGGAAGCATAGCTCCCACTGCACCTGTTGCCATAAAAGTGGAAGACATGCCTGAAGCCACTGAACTGGACAGGTACAGGAAGAGGATAGCTGGTTCACATTCCCCTGAGCAGGGGTCTGCGGAGTGGAAAGCCCAACGAGTAGGCAAAGTTACTGGCTCTAAGGCTCCCGAGCTATGGAAAGGTAGAGGTGCCGAACGTATGGCAGCTACCTTGGCTTCAGAGAGGCTTGGTATTTCACCAGATATTTCTAATGCATACACCACCCGTGGCAACAAGATGGAAGCCAAAGTGCTTAACTCTTTCATGGGCAAAGAGGGCAAGAACTTCACATATGAAGAAGCCTTCTTTGAGACTAACAAGGATTTGCCTGGGTTTGGTGCCTCTCCTGATGGTAGGTTGTATAACCCAGATGGATCTAGTGCAGGCTTACTAGAACTAAAGTACTTTGGTGACTCAACATTTGATGCGGCCTATGCTAAAACTATGCCGCAAATGCAAACTCAAATGATGGTCACTGGAGAATCACAAACACATTTCTTTGCAACTAATGCGGATACCGGTGAGTCCCAGTATCAAATTGCCTATGCTGATAAGGCTATGCAAGACGAACTCAGGACACTGGGTGAGGCAGCATTAAATCTGGAAGGAAGTCTTGACATTCGAGGAGTGGATAGGTTGAGAGCAAAAACTAAAGGCGCTCGTCGTCAGAAAGGACAACAACTGGATCAGACACCAGCAACAGCTTTTGTTGGGCCAAACTTAGAAGCTGATGAACCAATGACAGCTTATGACCCAACAAGCGAAGATGGCAACTCTCGATCTGCAAAAGGTATGGCATCTTCAGAAAGGCAAGCCTACTCTGAGCAAGGTAAGCGAGACCAAGAAGTTATTAGTGCTATCCAGAAAATGGGCAAGGTGGAAGACCAAGCTTACGCAATGGATATGGATAAAGATGCTAGGAAGTCTTCAGACCACAACAAAGCACTCGCAGAAAACTCTCGCAGAGCTTCTGACTCCCTTAAAGAGTTTAGTTCAGCGGCTAAAGGTGCTGTGGGCGTACTTGGAGAACTGGCTTCCGTAGCCTTGGCTGGCAACAAGTCTGGTATGGATGAGAAGAGGCTCGCAGCAGAGTCTGGCATGGATGTGGAAAATGTCCGTGGCATGAGGAATGCACTACTCAAGGGTGGCCTGGACATGGATGGAGCAACCAGCACAATAAACACTGCTGGGAGTATTGTCAGTATCCTAAACGATGAGAGGACGGCAGCTACTTGGTACACTAGGCTAATGGAGGGAATGGGAGCAACTAGCCTACCTGAAATCAACAAACAAATGAAGAACATCCCTACGGCAGCAGAGATTTCAAAACTTGATCCGCAAGAGTTGGCAGCACTGTTTGTTGGAGTAAACGAGAGTTTATCTACGGAAGATAAAGCTCACATGGGACGACTATCTGGGTTTAAGTACTTAGCCAAAAACACTACCTCCTCTGGAGAGATTAGGGAAGCTTGGGATGATAGTATAAACTCAGAAGGTCTTGAGGATACCTACCTAGGTAAAGTGAAAATTGATAAGTTCTTCAGGGAGAGCAAAGAGTGGGCAGGCTCTCTAGGAGAAGGTTGGGGAACTGCGGCTGCTCTAACAAGCGCAGCAGTTCCAATCTTAGGATCATTAGGTGGGGGTGCACTGCTCTATCAGGGTGGGAAACTTCTTCAAAAATCTAAGACAGTTTCTAGTCTAGGGAGTAGCCTAAAGGATGCAGCAAAAGCAATTCCTAAGAACGGGCTAAATGTTGCTAAAGGCTTGTCTGTAGCTGCAAGGGTTAACCCTATAGCTATCGCAGCTTCTGTTGCTCCTACTGTGGCAAGAAGTGTAGGAGGCATAGAGGATGATGGAGGTCTTGGGGATAGTGCTATGGATGTACTTGACTTTGCAAGCTATGGAGCAGGTATTGGTGGGACACTAGGTTTATTTGGTGGGCCACTTGCTCCTCTGTCTGTACCTATGGGCGCACTACTTGGTGGTGTGGCTGGGGCAGGCATTGGTATCGCAAATGAAGCTTGGGAATACTTCTCAGCTGATGATGCAATACCTAGTGCCTCAATAGGTGGACTAAACTCTGCCAACAGTCAAGGCAACTCTGTCGGCAAGACAGTAAACAATGTAGATGTGAATGTAGAAATCTCACCAGACCTGGTTAAGACTTCTACAAACGTAAACGGTGACCTTGATGTGGATGAGGAAACATTAACAAGATAAGTTTGGAGGTAGCAAATGGCTATACCGATAAGTAAGTTTGGTCAGTATGTGCTATTTCAAGCTTATACTGAGGGAGGTGATCTAATATTTGAAACAGATAGCCTCCGAGTTGACTTCGACATAAGAGATATTAAAGGTTGGAGCAGGGCAGCATTTACCCTGTTCAACCTTGCCCCAACAGTTATTGGAAAACTATCTAATGGGGAAGTTTACGTCACACTAAGCGTATCTCAACACGACTCAGAGTTGAGGGTTATTGCTGACAGGATGTATGTTAGCAATGCTATAGAGGAAACCATAGTTCCTGAAAGTGTGCTGACACTGTACACCTACTCAAAGCTGCGTAAAAAGTTTTTTGATCTACAAGTAACTGTAGGGATTTTGAAACCTTCGCTCCAACGGGTTGTAGATCAAGTAACAGAGGCAGCAGACTTTCGTGGGGTAGTTAAGTGTAAGCACTTTCCCGAGGGATACTTAGACTATGTTCCCCCAACACCTAAATCAAACCAAAGAGGGTCGCTCATTGACTGTTTAGAAAACTTGGGTGACTCCCACAACTTTAATATTTATACTGAGGGTAACATACTTGCCCTCATGTACAAGCCTGATGCGAAGAACCTGAAGGCTACTAGTCTGTATACAGACCCCAGCGATGTAGTTTTAGACACACGCAATATGCGAGCTAACCCCAAAATAGGGCCAGCTACCTTGTCTGTAGTTTCTAACCTTGACCCAGACATAAAACCTACAGCTGTTTTAGATACATCCAACCTCTTAACAGCTTCTACCTCCGCAGATATAGAAACTCTGTTTGTTGCAGAGAATTATCTCCTAGAGAAAGTGGCAGGCTTTTCAAAGTATCAAACATTGTCAGTACAACACAAAGGGTCAAATTGGACTGAGCAGTGGATGACCCAAGCTATGGCCACTTCTCCTTCTCGTGGGACTAACATGAACTCTAACAAATGGTGGTTATAGATGGCCGAACCTAATAAAGCCCAAATTACTTACAAGGTAGGTGCTGCTACGTCAGTGCTGAGATTTCATTCAGTCATAGCTGAAGAACATGAAATTACCTCTGAAGTTACAAAGTACCCAGCTATGACTGGGTTCAACGTAAGCACTCATGCAATAAAGAAGAATAGAAAACTAACCATACAAGGGGCAGTGTCAAACCACCTCATAGTTGGATCTGAAGAGTTCCATGTGTATGGTGGTAAAAATACTGCCATAATGTTTGACACACTGAAGAACTTAGTACGTTTGGCTACACCCTGTGAAGTACTGACTAACCTTGGAACCTACACACCAGTAGTTTTCACACGTTTTAGGACTAAACAGCAAGCTGGAATGACTGATGCTATGGACTTCACACTCATAGGAGAAGAGATACAACTAGGAACAGCTAAGAATTCCACAGCTCCTAAGTTGTTAGTCTTTACACCCTTGAGTGCTGTTGAGAGGAAAGCTAGGGTTGATGAACTAGAATCGTCTGGATGGTTTGTCCCAGAAGATGCGAGGCTATCCCAGTGCCTAGTAGACCTTAATGATAGCTTTCAAGTAGAGACTAAGAATGAAGCCGGAAAGACATTTATTACTACTTATGAAAAGAGTGCTTATGACCCTTCCACTAAGTCCTACAGTCATACTGTCCACACATCAGACACGGATGTGGCTACCTCTAGCGCGAGCACAAGCTTTAATTGGTTTGCGTTGATGCAAGGAGCACCGCTGTCTAGTGCTTTACCAGACATTGATTTAATTGCTGGTGCAGAGACTGCGGGAGCCTGCCTAGTAGATGGTGTTTCTGGTTTTGTGACAAATACTTTGGAAGAGATGACTGAGACCACACTTGGTGAGCTCAAGAAAACTATCTATGGTGCCGCTTATGGTGTTCTCGGAGTAAATGGAGATAGGTCACCTGGGCAAGCACTTCTTGCTATAGGTGTAGACTGTCTGGTTGCAGGAGCCATAGGCTCTGTAGACCCTACCCTAAATGCAGATGATTTTACTGACAGCTCTTTGCCTACCATAGAAAGTATATTGGAAGGTGCAGCAGCTACGGGTGATAGTGTTGTTAATGATGTACTAGGTGCAGCTGCTCCAACCACACTTACCAAAATAAGCCCAGCAACCCGTACAACATCCTTCTTTGGAGACTTGTTGTGATTATAGATAATAACAAGTACTCCATAACATATCCAGGCAGAGTTGTAGAGTATTTTCCTGCAACCCAAACGGCCACAATACTGATATGTGCAGAGACTGTGTACAATGACTCGGGAAGTTTGTATGCTACAACTAAAAGGTTGCCACTTGAGGGAGTACCAGTGCATACCTCTGGTGGCGGGGGCTGGCACCAAACATTCCCTATCGCAGCAGGAGATACTTGTGTAATACACTTCAGCCAAGTTGGGTATGATCACTGGCTATACCAAGACAAAGATACGGCTGGAAAACTAGCCAACTTACCTAAGCCTTGGTTAGCTAGACAGTTCAATGAAGATGATGGACTTGCCATTGTAGGTACAAATACTTTGCCCAGGGCAATCCAGGACTACAATGCAACTGATGCAGAGTTTCGTAATGCTAATAGAGACCAACGCATATCCTTGAAAGCTGATGGCAACATACATATCAAAACTGGATCTACCACAATAAACGTGGCACCTTCTGGCGCGATAACTGTTACTGCTACTCAGGTTGATGTAGTGACTCCACTGACAACTATGTCAGGTGATGTAACTATCGCAGGAAACCTAGACATAACTGGCACTACTACAAGTGGTGGATTGATTACAGGTTCTGGCGGCTTAGCTATATCCGGTGGCACAGGAGCCTCTGTAACAGGAGACCTAGAAACCACAGGAGAAGTTACTGCACAGGGCGTAGAACTTTCTACTCATACGCATAATGAGAACAATAACACAGGTGGGCCGACTGACGCACCTAACTAGGAATAATGATGACTATTCAAATCGCTTTAGATAGAGGTACGAATGACATCATCAAGTTAGACGGTGGCGGCATTGCAAG